TCTTTGTTTTCTTCTGTCATAGGATTCCTTTAGCTTTTTTATGTTCCCTGAAATCTTTATCGCTTAACCCCATTTTCTGTAATCCCAATCCCTTCACTTCGCCTTCTGGCGTATCCTGAGTAGCTTCTCCGGACAGATATGGAACAAATCCACCAGATGTGCCGGCAACGTCTCCGATAATGTTTCTATTCCCGCCACCAGCGAGAATAAATGCGCTTTTGATTCTCTCTTCAACATTTTTCTCACGCTTTCCCGGGTCAGTTTCCTCATCTGCCTTGAAATTGTTAAAGTGAAATTTAACCTTTTTAACCATTTCCGAATCGTTTCCGACAGTTTCCTTGATTTTATCCTCAAGGGCTCTTCCACTGATAGTTTGCTTGATGTTCTCGATTTCCTTTGTGGAATTATCCCTATAAGAAGAAAGTTCCTTTTTCGTAACTTCCAACTCTTCCTGAAGGTCGTTTCGTGATTTTCTAAGTTCCTTGAAGTTCTTGGACTTATCGTCTTCTTCGCCCATTTCCTTGGACTTATCGGCTATCTGAGATTTCAACTCTTCCATTTTGTCGGTCAAGTCAGCTGTTCTTTGCTCTGATTCCAGCTTAACCTCTTCGATTTTAGACTCTGCTTCACTTTTAGAAAGAACTTCTATAGGATTACCGTCTTCGTCAAACGTTTCAAGGGGGTCTCCTGCTTCGTTAAAGACTTCTGTCATAAAATTGTAAATTAATGTTTAGCCTAACAACCAATTTGTTAACTAGGGCTGGCGTACCCCGTGCGGCGACCTTTTTAAACCTCTCCCAAGCCCGACTCCTCTTCCGGTTTATCGAGTCTTGAGGTTGATTGCTGGGATTTATCATTGAACCACTCCTGGATTATTTTAAATCCATTTATAGTCCCTCTCGCGAACCACAGGTCTTCTAAACTCTGCGATTGCGTTCCGATTAGCTGTAATTGTTTGAATATTAAAATCTTTAAAATCTTCTCTCCCCATTTTTTGTAGAAAAGCTCAACATCAGCGGCCCTGTCCGACAATTCTTCTTCTGTGTACTCTATGGCCTCTAATTTCTCTATTTCTTCACGATTTAAGTTGTCTATTAATTCTTTCATAAAACGCCCTTAGGAGACGCCGTCTCTGGTTTTGGCATAATCCCCTGTTTAACCCCTTTCTGGGCCTGCCCAGCCCCTTGCATGCCCTGTGACATCGTTCCTGAGGGCTCTACGCCTGGCTGAGGGACTGTTCCACGGTTAAACATCTTTCCAGGGTCTTCTTCCCAGATCTGAGCATAACGTTCCATGCCCCAATCAGGATTAATCGGGAATCCGAGGTTAACCGCGCCCATAACCATCTCCTGAAACATAATCTTATTAAACTCTGAACTCTTTTTCTCTTTCGGATTGATATTAATAACCCACACCAGACGGGCTTTTTTAAGTTCCTTCGGGTTTAGCATAATCATCCTAATAGGAACGCCCATTCTTTTGGTTGCTTCTTCTTCAAGCATGCGGATTTCACCCGGCTTAGGTATCTTTTCCGTAGGAATCACCATACGCACGCCCTGGCCTTCGTTGGAAATAGTCCTTTCCGAAGCTACTGTCCTGTATCGGTTCTTCAGTTCACCCCTTGCCTCGTCAACCTTCTGATCCGTGGGTTCAAACCAGTACTTTAGAATCAATGCTAATCGTTTATAAGCAAGTTTTTTCTCCAAAAGCGAGACAGACAGCGTCATCAAGCCCATCATAACTTTTGCCTGACGCTGAAGCTGCATAATCTGCGTAGCAGTAACTCTTTCACCCTGTTCCATCGCACCCGTAGTGGTCTGGGATACGGTATTTCTATCAATCAAGGAGGTCATTTCCTGAATCATGTTAAATTCACCCTGAGTTACGCCCTTGGTTTCCTGTTCACTCACAGGTTGAAGCTGTCCGGGCTGTATTCCGCGGGTAATCTTGCCTGCGGAAAGCACATCTCTTGACAAAACTCTGTCAGAAGTATTTAAATATGGCGGCATATAGGATTTATAGGTCTTCAGGACTCCAAGTTGCATCATTTTATCCAAAACAGCCACCAGATTCTTGTTTTTAAATATAAACGACTTGCCGATTGCGAAAGTATCCCTTATGGGTTCAAGGTTCTGCTGGACTAAAGTGTACTCCCCGTCGGGACTTATCTCCGTCAGAGGATAGCCCATCGGTAGCATCGGCACTCCGTTCAGAATAATTTGAAATTCGTTGTTGATTTTATCCTGATACTTGATAACTTCAACTTTTTCGCTATCGCTATCAAGCAACCTCCAGCAATTGGCAACCATTTCGTTCCCAACGTTGCCGGAAAAAGCGTTCTTTGACTTGGAAACAAAATCCCACATTTCCCAGTTACCGTAAATCTGCTTGGCTTCGTCGTAGCGAATCACCTGAATAGTGTAAATAAACGGCTGGTCTTCAATCATGTACTTAGACATATCGCCTAAGTAAACTGCAGTGCCTGGAATTATCGTTCTAATAGGTCTAGAATCGCCTTTTACGCGCTTAGTGGACCATTTCACGTCTTTCTTGCCTTCAAAGCCCTTAGAGGCTGTTTTTTCCATAACGTACTTCTCGTTCCAGACGTCTTCCACATACACGGTTCCTTGTTTTAAAAGCTCATACCACCTTAACATTTTCTTCTCTTCGTCGTTTTCCATCTCTTCGCATTTATCCATCACGTCCTCGATCCCCTCCCCCAGTGCGCCCACAGGAAAGTTATTAGCATCAAAGGCAGTAATGTCAGGCGAAAGATTTAAACCTAAAAATGTAGACAAAAAAGCCAGCATCTTTGTACGCAAAGTGCCGGATTGAAACACGGTATCATCTTTATTTTTCTTATATTGAATTACAGTATTCGCTCCACGCTCGTTAGCCCACCAATAGTTCAAGTAATCAACGTTATCAAACTCTCCATGTACCTGATCTCTGCTGGTCTTAGCCAATTCAAGGCGTCGCTGAAGACCTCCAAGATAAGTCTGCTCATCCGCAGTATAATTAGGAGTATTAACTGTCTCAGCAGGTTTTTCCTCAGCCAAGACGCTTCCTTTTACGATTAAAGTTGCTTCTGCCATGTATAAAATTAATTATTCAAAAATGTCCATCACGTCCCCCTTCCCCTCCCCTTGCTTCCGCCTAATCTCTTCAAACTCACGAATCTCAGGGTCTTCCACATAGGCGTTAATTTCACCTTCGCTTCGCCCCAAAGCCAAGTATCTAAAGGCATCAGCGCCATGCGAGCTCCAGTCATGAAAAGGGTGTTCCTTAAACTGGCCTTGTTTGTCGTCCCATTCCTTATGATAGTGAATCAAAGCATCCATTCCTGCAGTACACTTGTCATCAAATCTACACTTATTAAACATCCTTCTGACGGCGTCGATTCCTTCCTCGATAGGAAGCTTGGGAACTATTTTAAAATTTATTCCTAATTTTTGGGCAACTTCAAGTCTGGTCTTTCCGGTACCTACCTCGCGGTTCTTGAGGTCATGAGGTCCGAAGTGGTCGGAGTAGGTGAAGGCTTTATCATTAAGAATCTTAACAAAATACGGCAACCCCTCCCCCGTCGTCTCATAGTAATCGATTAACCTTATCTCTATGCCTACACGTTGAAAGAACCAGATAGCTGTTGCGTCGCCTATGCCTATGTCCCAAGCAGTAGACACTTTGAGTCCTGGTTCATAGTATATGCCTCCTATTCTGCCCTCTGCTCTTGCGTCTCTGATCTGTGTTGAGTAATAAGCGCCTTGTATGGCTGCCTCAAATGAGCAATACCACTCTTGTTGAAACTCATCCGGAGTCATTACCTTCTCTGCGTCGTCTAATTCCTTCTTGTCTATCAGGCCGGAGCGATCTACGCTTAATAGCTCTCCGAACCAATCCGGGTCGTTCTGGCTTCTAAGATATAACCTGTAAAAGTCGTTCTTGCCTTTTGGAGTACCAATCCAGATCGCATAACCTTTATGGTCCGCTAATGAAGGCCTTATGATCTCTGTAAAGATATTTGAGGGTTGCTGGCTATACTCATCAAACACAACGCCCCACAATCCTAAACCTCTT